CAAACACAACTCTTGATTCAGTTGTCTGATTATGATATACATAGTGTTCGAGACAAGAAGGAAATATTATCAATACTCCTTCTTGCATTGGTGGTTTATATATGTTTGGATATCGATCCAACGGATCTAATTCTAGATACTTTAGATGATTTGATAAATTAGGGGCCCTAAAAACCAACTGGCCTGAATTTTCATTGGGTTGCTTTAGTATAACCACACATGAAAATGCTGGTACATTTGTTGTTATGTGATTGTGTAACTGTTGATGATCATATTGATTATGCACATTGTACCATGTATCTATTTCAACTTTATAGGGAAATTGAAACATGAACGAGTCTATGTAAGATTGGATATAGGGTGCCGGCAGTAATGTATCATTCCATTTTTTAAAAAAGTCAGCATCGCCCCAGCGTTGAGATGCATTTTTAGAAATTCTGCTCTCATCACCTTTGAATTCATCTTCTTTGCCATTTAATATCAATGGAAGATAATGATCCTGTAGCATTTTTAAATCTGCAGGATTCAAACGAGAAATGCTTACCGGGTATCCTTCAAGTTGTATCATCATTAGATAGTATCTTTGGTATACATGCCAGTTTTAAAATCACTTGTGAGATCCACAGTTTCACCGGTGTTAAAAAACTTAAGCACTTTGTCTGCTAAAATTTTATGGTTGACTTCTGAAAAGTGATTATAACGCAGATCGCTGGTTTCAGCACGATATATCGCAGCCGTTTCCTCTGAGTCAAACTCAGAGCTTGAGGCTTTGAACAGGGTTCCTTCTACTCCCGCGACAGTGTGAAACCCTGGCAGGACCAAACATCGAATACCTTGTTGTCCATATAGCATAGTTCTAAAAGTTATCGCATCGAGAATTGCATCATAGTGTAACAAAAGACGATGATCGGAATACAAATATCGTTGATACAGTTCTAATGCCTTGGCTTGTTCTTTTGTAACATGAACTCCTGGCACCCATTTTGCATTTATGAAATTCGCCATGCCTGGTTTATCTTCAAAAAACCATTCTCTGTAATAAGAAGTAAGTTGTATTATAACACAGTCACCAGTTTTAAATAACGATTCGCGAGTTCTTAGGGTATGCAAAATATACTCATTGGAACAGCCCAGAACAGCGTCATTTACATGATTATCATTCCCGATTATATTTTCACTAACAATCCTAGTCCAATTCTTTTCTAAAGGCATAAATGTTACCAGACCCTTAGGCCCAATAACTTCATTCTTGTGTGCATCGGGTACACTAAAACTATCGCCGAAAATATATAACATTAATTAGTTGCCCCTGTTTCTAACAAAATATTAAAAGACAAGCTAATACGATCCTCATTGGTTGTATTTTCACCAACACTGTGATCTAAATAGCCAGGCCACAAACTTAATCTACCTTGTTCTGGAGCGAATGCGTTTTCATGAGCATATGAACTACCAATTGGATTGCATTTTAATGCTTTAAGAGCATTTCTAAAAACTAGATCACCGTCTTGTCCATTTGTTTTAAACCAATACACTCCACTAACGTGGCTAGTACCGTGATCGTGAACATGAGCATACTGACCCGGTTTAGTTAGTGTAAGCCATGAAGTTTCGATGGCTGCTTTGTACAGCGGTTTAACATCCATCATTCTCATATAATTGAAACAATGATGCATAATACACGAGGTGATCACTCTCATTTTTTCGTCTTTTAAAATAGACTGGTTAAAATTACCTTGGTTAGATAGGTGATGAGTGCTGGAATTCCAATATGGATTTGGTCCCCAACGATTTTCTAGGTGCAGTTTATCAACCACGGTCTGCATCTCGGCTTGTATTTCATGATATTCTGTGCTTTCTGTTTTATATGTGTATAGGGGTGTGGGGAACAATGAGTAAATTCGGCCCTGAGTTTGATTGTTCATTTTTCCTCCATATTTAAATAAACATCATCTGATTGATTCTGTAGGCATCTCCAACAAACCAATCAGGTTGCATTACTGCGGTGTGAACATCAGTTTGTCTATATAATGCCAATCTATTAAACGACATCTCTGCATAACCTAGTTCTTGTCCGGTGTCAGAATAAAAAGCTGTACCGCCGTGAGATTCGTCATTGTAGTTTAAATATACCGATGCTGCGAATCTACCCGGATCTGCACTATCTCTATGGGGAGTTGGCTGGTCTTGTCCTTGCATTACATTTACCATAAATGTTATAAAATCAAATGTTTTACGTATGTCATTATCAGTCTTGCGAGGCCCGTCATTGAAATTTTCGCTGATTAGCTTGACAAATGTATCGGCTAAACTTGTTAGATCGATACCAAGACTAATTGACAGGCCAGGGTACGTATTTCTAATCATGCTCTTTGACGCAGGGATAGACAGAGCCAACTCTCTAACTTTTTCAGGATTAAGATAAAAGTTATCAACAATGACACATTTGGTATCACCTAATTGATGTACATGTACTTCAAAATTAGGATTAACTGCAAATATGTCTTGTTCATTTATTTTTTTAATCATGCTCTGTCATTATGTTCAATCTCTACCATCATTTTAACAGCTGGAAAATAAATGTAATTAATTCCTGAATTATAAAGAGTACGCATGGCATCGTCTATGGTTTCAACCAGCGGCTCGCCGCCTAGGTTAAAGCTGGTATTAAACAATGCAGGCACACCTGTTTGATTTTTAAATTCTTTGATTAGATTATACCAATGAAAGTTTTGTTCTTGAGTCACTGTTTGAATTCTGCAGGTACCGTCAACGTGTATAACTGCTGGAATCTTTTCTTTCACGCCAGGCTGACAATTTACAGCATACATCATAGAAGGGGAATCTTCCATGCCACGCAGATCAAACCAATCGTGTACATCATCTTGTAATACTGATGCAGCAAATGGTCTAAAATATTCTCGTTTTTTAATTAAATTAACAAAATCTTTACCGTCGGCAAATGTTGGATCAAACATCAATGATCTATTGCCTAGTGCTCTGGGACCGTTTTCGCATCGTTCTTGAAATAATGCCACAATGTTTTTAGATCTAATAGTCTTAATAACATCTTTGTAATCAACATTTATTGTTACACTACCACCATACTTGGCCGCAGTTTCTATTACTACATCTTCAGTGATATGTTGTACTGGACCTAAAAATAAATTTTCATCTTTTGATCTTACTTTTGTATCTTGAGATGTTTTATAGTAATGATAAAGTGCAGCACCCATTGCAGTACCGGCATCGTTTGATACTGGCTCAACATAAATCTTTACACCTTCCGGTAGGTGCTGTAGATAGAAATAGTTGGCAACACAATTCAACCCGTACCCGCCGCTGATAACAATATTTTTATTACCTGTACGTTTGATTGATTTTAGAATCAAGTCAAGTACTAGTTGCTGAGATTCAGTTTGGACATTATAGGCCATGTTTCTTCTAGAAGCTAATTTCGTTACATCTTCTGCATTGGCTTCCAGCATTTGTTGCTCGTAACGCTGCAATTGTCGTTGATTGTTAGGGTCAGTCACTGATCTATGAATTACTTTTGGATCGTACACTCTGTCATCCAGCTCAGCATAGACTTCTTCATTGACTAGTGCGCCATTGGGATAAGTTGGAACAATTAAATTTTTATTTGCACCAAATTTTTCATAAATCGTTGGTGCTTTGTTTGGCTCTCCATAGGGGAATAGTCCCATGGTCTTGCCTGCTTCTATCGAGTCGAATCCGCAGAATCTAGTAACAGCTTCGTATGCTTTAACAATACCTGCTTTGTCATTAACTATAACTTCTGTACCGTTCCCATCACTATTGTAGTGTTCAGTCCTCCAAGGTCCGTTGCCTCCAAAATGCTTGTACACTTCCTCAAAGTTTGCAGGGTATGAACAATCATATATACTTTCAACTTCAAACATGGTTCGACCGTCTGGGCGTTCAATAAATGTACCTGCACCATCTACAATAATAGCATTTGCTTTATCAAACCCAGATCTATAAAATGCCAACGCGGCGTGACTTCTATGGTGTTGATCGTGATATTTAAATACTTGGGTATCAACATCGTCGATTAATCTCAACTTCCTAGCAAGTGCAGAATACACATCTTGCCTTACATAATCGTTTATTGGTTCGTCGTCATCTTGTGTGTGAGATATTGCCAAATAATCGATCTTGTCAGTATAGTCAAGAATTTTAATCATACTCGCAAGCGGGCCGCCGTCATATTTGTAGCGAGATAGTCTTTCTTCTTCAATAGAAAATACAATTTGTCCATCTTTTAAAAGACAAACTCCTGCATTATGCCCTCGAGCAATACCTGCAATATATCCTGTTTTTTGCATTATTTTTCCTTGTAGCATTTATTTCAAGCACAACCAGGCGCAGAACACCCAGCAGCTTGTTTAGGTTCAACATACGCCTTGGCAGTTTTACCTAATGTGGTTTTAATTTGTTTGACAATTGTCTTGACAGTTTCGTCACTAAGCACCATTAGATTTTCATTGTGTCTATCAATTCTAATGTCTACCGCAACTCTTATTGGAGAATATTTTCTTTCGTCTTTGCCGTTATCGATTATAGTAAGTGTGCTGCTGCTAGGATACGAAATATTTTCAGGGAATGTGCCGCCTATAACCACCGTGCCCGGTTTCTTCAAGGCATGTGCAATATGCTGTCCCACTGAGTCACAGCCCAAGAAATAATCAGCAGCATTGATAATTGCAGTCCATTGCAATAAACTAACACTCTCTGGCACCATTACTCCTAGTGCTTTGTTTCCAGGAACTTTCAACTCGCTCATCATTATAACAGCATAATCTTTATTCAGTTCTTCAAGTATTTTTACAATATCATCAACTTCAAATGATCTACCACTTTCGTCGATGATGGTGTTGCCCTGTAATCCAGCTGTTTTTCCAAATGGTTGGAAGATTACTACTTGTTGCTTTTTAAAATGATTTCTAGCTTCATTGACTAGTTCGTTTGCTTGTGCAATATCCTTTTTTCCAATGAAGATGTTATATTCTTTGGTTTCTGGGATGATTTCAGGAGGAACATCGTAGTTGATCAGCATGTCAAACGCTTGAACAAGATTGCATCTTTGAGTAAAGTATGCGTTTAGTTTATACGGTTCGGGGGTTATGATTTCTCTATCTTTTAATTTTTCAAAAAGATCTGGGTTGGTAGCATGATGCACATTATTTGCTAATGTTTTGCTGGTTAAATATAGATCGATCCAACCTTCAACAACAATGACTGCTGTTGGATCAGTATTTTTAACATAGTATTCTAGTGCGGGAATGGCACATAGTACTCGGCCTGCGCCGCCATTTATAAAAAATGCTTTTTTCATTGATATCGTAACCTTTGCTATCTAGTACGATATTTATTTTGAGGACTAGGCCTCTAAGAATAATGTGAGCGAGCGTTGAGTATTGTGCTGTTGCCAGCACAATACTATTCGAAATTAATAAACGCCTGGGGGTAGATTTTGTAAAGCATCAGCATCAGAGGCATCTCTGTCTGCGATCATAATAACACCAATATTCTCTGCAAATTCCATATTGGGTCCGTCTTCGGGACTCCGCGGAAATCTCACAAGATAGTTAGGAACCTCTAACCAATCGTCAGGAAGGTCTCTGAGTTTTTGTCTATAATCCAACCATTGTTGTTTTAGAGATTCTGGCATATCTGGAGCAATTTTGCCATCACTTGCAGCTAGTTTTGAATTTCTCATGCTTCTAAGCCACTCATCACTTCTATCTCTTTTGTACTCAAAGAATTTAAGCGGTGCTGTGTAATCGTCAGTTACAGATTGTTTATCATAAACTATTCTAACATCTGAAGGATCTACAACTGTGGCATTTGGTTGATCAACTGGGCCAACAGAAACTTCGTAGATCTTTGGTTTTTCTAATCCGCCGTAGATCAATCCAATTTTGCAGCAGTTTATGTCAGTGTCTGCTTTTAATATTTCTCTTTTGAGATTCAATGGTAGTGGACGATCAGGTTCATCTTCTGGTGCATAGCACTCCATCAAATACCCAGTTTCTTTGTCGAGCCACATGACTATTTCTTCTGGGCCTTCGTATAGCTGTGTACTGGTTTTACCTAACGTATTTTCCAACGAATATAAGTGATCCGGTATGCTGTATGTCAGCATTTTGGTTATTTTTGCCATTTATTTCTCCTTAACTATATGTTATTTTAACAAGACCACCGGCACCAAAACTGCCCCAACACGCACTAACTGATGCAGTGGCATGTCCTGCGCCACCTCCACCCGGGAAAGCTGCGTGTGCCGAACAGCAGGCCAAGTTGCCTACGCACATATGTTTACCGCCAATGCCGTGTCCTGCTGAAATTGGTCCAGACGGTGATCCTGCAACAGAAAAGTGATCAGCACAGCAGTCATATTGAGCATTGTATGATCCAGAGGTTCCTCTAAAACACATATCGGACCCGTATACTGGGTCATTACACACGTTGGTAATCCAACCGGCATTGTAGTTGCCCACGTTGCATTGAACGTTACCAATGTGGCAGTTATAACATTGTGAGATCATGTCCCATGAAGTTGACCCACCCATGCCACCAATGGCACAGAAGTTGCTGAGACCAGTGCCATTGACAAAGCTGGTGCATCCGTGACGGCAATTTTGGTTACATGAACAGCAGCAGCTACAGTTTGACGATCCTGCGGCACACACTGTGTATACTGTGCCATCTGTAAATCCATTCACTGACTTGGTCAATGTTCTTACGCCATAATTTCCGCCTTGACCGCCACACCCGTGATCATAGTCACCACCTGATGAGCCACCTGGGCCACCACCTGATAGTATTTCAAATTTTATAGATGTTGTTCCGTTAGGCACTGTCCAAGCGCAACAACGACCACCATTCTCTGGTGTCCAGTTGTTGGTGTTCCATACGTATAGTTCATTGAGTTCTGCAATTTTACATTGGTGTTGGCTATTGCCATAAACGATACCAACGTTTGATAATTGTACTGGCATTTTCTAATTTCTCCTTAGATATATGTTATTCTAACAAGGCCACCTGCGCCAAAACTGCCCCAGCAGGCATTAACTGAGTCAGTTGCGTGTCCTGCGCCGCCGCCACCTGGGAAAGCTGCATGTGATGAACAGCAGGCCAGATTGCCTACGCAGCGATGTTTGCTGCCAATTCCGTGTCCTGCAAAAAACGGACCGCTTGGTGAGCCTTGAACTGAGAACGCATCAGCACAACAGTTGTACTGATGATTATATGACCCAGATGTTCCTCTAAAACATACATCAGATCCGTATACTGGACTATCACAAACTTGGTTAACCCAACCAGCATTATAGTTGCCCACGCTGCATTGAACATTGCCAATATGGCAGTTATAACAGTTAGAGATCATGTCCCAGTTGGTCGATCCACCCATGCCACCAATAGCACAGAAATTGCTGAGGCCAGTGCCATTGACAAAGCTGGTGCATCCATGACGGCAATTTTGATTACATGAACAGCAGCAGCTACAGTTTGATGATCCAGCAGCACACACCGTGTATACTGTGCCATCTGTAAATCCATTCACTGATTTTTGCAGTGTTCTTGAGCCGTAGTTGCCGCCTTGACCGCCGGTGCCGTGATCTGAGTCACCACCTGACGAGCCGCCTGGGCCACCACCTGACAATATTTCAAATCTGATTGAAGTAACGCCTGCGGGTACTGCCCAAGCGCAACAACGACCGCCATTCTCTGGTGTCCAGTTGTTGGTGTTCCATACGTATAGTTCATTGCGTTCTTCAATGCGGCACTTGTGTTGACCATTGGCAAAAATAATTCCGCAATTCGATAACTGTACTGGCATTATTACATCCCTCTTTTCATATCTTCAATTTCTGCTTTTAGCGCCTTGACAGCTTCTATCAGCAAGGGAATTAGTTTGTCATATCTCACAGCAAGGTAGCCGTCTTCTCTTTCAACCACAGCCGATGGTACTATCTCTTTTACTTCTTGAGCAATAACTCCCACGTCCTGCATGGTGCGTTCTGGGTACATTTCTTGCGCAATTTTATTCCAGTGATACTCGTACCCTGATATTTTTAACAATTTTTCTAGACTGTTATCAATCTTCGAAAGATTTTCTTTTAGTCTGATATCTGACGATGCATATGAATATATGTCTGCGCCTACATACAGTGCGCCACTAATACCAACTCCGCCAGTAACTACCAATGTTCCACTAGTGGTGTTGCTCGCAGTCTGAGCACCTGCTAAAGTCATTCTGCCAGTGCTTGGTTGATACGTCATTTTGGTAGTTGACACATTTATACCAGTCACAGTACCTGATGAACTGGCGGTGAACAAAGGATAATGGGTAGAAGCAGATGCTGTTTCATCAGTGAGTGTAACAGATTTTGATGTCCAACTCAGAGTACCGGATGCGTTGGTTGTGAGAACCTGACCAGCTGTGCCGTCGGCAGCAGGCAGTGTCCAAGTTAAATTAGCTGCAACTGTTGCCGGAGCTTGGAAAGCCACCCAATTTGAGCTATCGCTATCTGCAAATCGCAAATCGGTCTGTGCATTTAACTGAATATCTACAGTAGAAACAACGATTCCTGTACCGCCTGGACTGAGAGTAATATTCTGATCCGCAGCTGTGGACAAGGCATTGTCGGGCGAAATTTGAATAGTTCCTACTAGTGCAGGGCTACCTACAAGTCCGCTATTGATTTTTCTTGCCATGATCTTATCCTTATATTAAGCTGTTGATGTTTCGATACCGTAGACCACAGCATTCACGCTTGTAGCACTTGAGCGGACCACTAATCTTTGATCTGCAGCCATAACAATACCTGTGCGTTCTAGCACACCCTTGGCAGCTAGACTAACATCAAATTCGATATACTCCGAAGGGTCGGGGGTTGCTGCGGTTGCCGCAAGGCAAATTGCCACTTGGATGGTAACTGCCGATGCGCTTCGATTGCATATGCTGAGTGTTACTACTCCAAATGTATTATCTGGACAGTCGTACACTGTGGTATTGGTCGCTGCTGATAGATTTGCTGCTCCTAGTCTTCCTGTTGCCATAATTTATTCTCCATGTATATATTTAGTTCAAAAAGTAATTGAATGCTATTGGTAATCCGATAACTCCGCCTCTGAATTCAAAGGTAGCATTCATCTTGATTGGCCCTGATGTCACCGTAGTTATCACGTTTGAGCTGATAAAGATACTACCTGCTGTCACGGAGTTAACGTTCAAGCTAGCTCCACCGCCACCGATCTGTCCAGCAATAAACGCCTTGATAGCTCGTTGTGTAGGCACAATGTTGTCTGAATCAGCGGTAAAGAACGGATCTGTTGAGAATTCAGTGATCGTAGCTGATCCGCCACCTAGTGTAACATTACCCAAGTTAAGTTCTTGCAATCCTGAAATATTAAACGCATCTGCATTCAAGGTTGCAATGCCAGTGCTTTGTTCAATAGCAAACAAATCACCAACTCGGAAGTTACCGTCTTGGTCTGTGGCAGTAAAGAACACTCGTCCGCCACCTTGTTCCACAGTTTCATTTGCAGGAATTGCTGATTGCAATGGTACTCCTGGATAATTGGTGTCAATGAAGTTACCTGTACCTATGTCCAAGAAGTCATGACCGGTGAGTCGAACTTGGCTGTATTTTAGACGCATGGTAATAGCTGTGCCGTCAGGTGGTGCTTCTGATATAGTTAGTGCAGGGCTGAGCTGTAAAAACGCTGTATACGATCCGTCATTCTCTCCAAGGAAGGTTATCACATTTACTAACTTGAACACTCTGCTAGGCAAATGACTGAATACCACATTGGAACCCGGTGTAGGCCGTTGTGCGAGTCTGCGACTGGCCACAAATGTGCCAGATTGGAACAACTCTGAATACCCGTCGCCTACATCAACTTCACCGCTGCCTGTGACAAACTGGGTGCCTCTGTTTACAAAGCTAGGATTGGCCAATACTCCACTGTTCTTTCTCACTGTTACAGGAGATTCGAAGGTGTTGTTAGGATCAGTGAATGTGATGTCTGGCACAGTAGTGTACCCTGATCCGGGTTCTGTTATATTAACTTGGAACAGTTTGTTCGCTGCTACTTTGGCTCGACCTCTGGTTGTGGCTCCGGTTCTGATATATGTGGCTACATCACCGGTACCACCCCCAACTCCCACAAACTGTCCGTATCTATTTCTGTTACCAAAAGTCACTGCAGAGAATCCACTTGCTGCTGTGCTGGTTGTTCTTGTGGTCCAAGTAACTCCATCAGGTGATGTTGCTGCTGCTGTGGTTGTGCTTACAGCAAGGAACACTCCCTGGCCGTATGTGACCTTGGTCCATGATGCTGTTGCTGGCAATGTGCTGGCTGTCCAAGTGATGCCGTCTAGACTATAGGCAGCTACGGTACCACTAGTGTTGGATACCGCAACAAATCTGTTGTTACCATAAGCAATGCTGTTCCAATTTGAAGAACTTGGCAATGTTCCTGCAGTCCATGTTCCCGCAACGGTAGTCGATGTAGCATGATTAGTCACATTAGTACCGCTCTTGATTGCGACAAATCTATTTTTGCCGTAGGCAATAGCTGTGAATCCAGTGGTAGTTAATGTACCAGTTTGATCCCAATTCTCACCGTCACTGCTGATTCTCACTGTGGTCACATCACTGCTAACAGCTACGAATTTTTGAGCACCAAACGTCACTCCCACCCATGTAGCAGAAGTTTGCATACTGGCAGCAGTCCATGTGATACCATCTTCACTGTAAGCAGATGTGGTGTTAGCACTAGTTCCTGCTACCGCCACAAACCTGCTGATTTTGCCCGCAGAAGAACCGTCATCAAACAAACCTGCGGTCATAGCTGACCAGTTCGCTCCGCTCGGCATCAAGCTGGCTCTTGTGGTCCACAAAATACCATCTTCTGAAGTTGCGCCTACAGTGCTTCCGCTTCTTAGGGCCACATATCTACCACCTATGCCATAACCTGCGTGATCAAAATCTAAGATAGCGCCTGTGGTAGAATTTACTGCGGTGATTGTTATCACTAGATCATTATTAGGTGTGGTTCCGCCGAGACTGGTTCCTAGTATGGTTATAGTCTGTAATCTCGCATAACCTGTTCCAGCACCCTGTCCAGATGGTGTATATTTCCATCCATTGCGTATCACTGTGAATGTAGCTCCTGAGCCGTTTCCTACATAGGTGCCTGTGACCGATGTGTAAACCGCAGCAGTTTCACCATATTTCACAGCACTCCAAGTACCGCTGGTTGGTAGTGTGGCTGCTGTGCTGGTGTATCCAGGCGCAGAGAACGTCACTCTAGGTTCTATGATGTAGGTACTCGAAGCGTCTGGGCTGACAATGGCTGTGCCTGCTATTAAATGATCAAATCCAGCTGTACCGTCTGATTCTTTGATCAACCCTGCTACTTTAGTGCCTGAATTATATGTGTTAATAATACCAAACTGCCCTACTCCCGCTCCGCCTGTGAGCACAATTTTCATACCTATGTAAGCAGTGCTGGATTCTCCGTCTGTGGCAGCGATAGTAACTGAAGTAGAAGTACCACCTTGTGCGGTGTTGGAGTTGGTGATATATCCAAATCCACCAAGATTGCCTTCGGCCTCTGGAGCATTCGTACTGTCTTCAACAAGATCCAACATGCGAACTTCAAACACAGCATCGTCACGGAATTCATCAATCTCAACAACTTGTCCGCTGCCGCCGCCTGTGAGTGTATAAACGACTTCTGTGTAATCTATACCTGCATTTTGAAATTCTATTTGAATCAAGGCAGACCCGTCAGTGATGACCCGATCAATCACGGCTTCAAACGCTAGTCGGTTGTCTACTACGCCAGTAACTGGGATTTCTGTTGCGTCAAACCCTTCTGCCACAGAACCAAAATCACCGTATGAGTTGTTGCCGTTGGTAGCTCTAATACGGCCGCCGTTTTCGGCTAGGTATGCTACGTGATTGTAGTAAGCAAACACCGAAACAAGTTCTGCACGACCGTTGTTAGTGATCCATGCTCCAATACCGTCACTTAGAACCTGTGTAAAGTCATTGCTGACTATAGAATCGTTACCACCATTGTGTAATGAGCCATCAATCTTTTGACCAACACAAGCTGTACCTAGAGTAGTTACACCTTGTACATATGGTGAACGTGTGATGATCCAGGTACGGTAATCCTCTGGACCCCATCCTGGATCAAGACTTGCATATGCTCCTGCACTTACTCTAGAAGTACCAAATTCATTAGGTGCTAGTAGATCTCCAGTAAGTCCTTGCAGAGTTTGATCTCTAACGCCGGTAGCATCTCTGAGATAATACATATCTTCTTCCAAGCTGCCTGTTACACTGTTGGCGTAATATCTGGCTGCGTATCTAGATTTGTAATTGCCTGGATATTTCAAGTCATATTTGAGTGCATCGATGTAGGTGTTGACATCTCTGAGGCAGGCTGTACTGCTGTAGAACAGAGCCACTGTCATCGAACCACTGCCGTCGCTGACAATATCAAACGCTGTGTTTGAATCTCTTGTGGTAGCAATCTTAAAGGTAGTTGAACTAACCACATTCTGCACATAGTAAGTTGTGGTAGTATCTACTCCGCCAAATACTGTGCCAGTAAATCTTATAGCTGCGTTTCTTGTCATCCATGCTGTTGATGTGCAAGTGAACAAGTCAGTGGCCGCTGTAGCTGCTGAGACTGTGGTAGTGTATGTTGAATCGATGTAAGCATCGATTTCTGCCACAATATATGATCTGTTGCGCTCTAATTGCAACACAGCATAATCAACCATTCTGTTGCCTGTGGCACAACGACTGCCTTCATTGGTAGCGCCAAACACTATGTCATCTACCATGGTCATTAGTGTTTCAATAC